CAGAAGAAATTAATACATTCTTATCTAGCAAGACTCACACGGTTCTAGGTAACGAGCAAGCGTGGGCTAAGCAAGAGAAAGGTCTTAGAGCATTAATAGAGGCTGGCTATGCAAGTGTTACAACAGACAGAATGTCAATATCACAGATATCAGCCGCTATAGCAAGAGCGCAAAAGAATTTAGGTAATGATGGTGTAAAGATAACACAAGGTGAGAGATATAATATAATCGAGTCACTATCACAAGCCATAGATGATTTTAAATCTAACGGTAGAACTTTAGATGATAGTGAATTAGATTTAATATTATCGAGATATCTTACCGGAGAGCGTATATATAATAACCTCGTAGCTGGGGTTATAGGACAGGATAGGGTGGAACAATGATTAGGACAGCAAGAGGAGAACAATTATTAGAGACACAAGATGTTACTAATACATTATTAGACAAAATAGCATTTGATTTAGGTTTCTCTGGAAGTTTCTATGGTTCAAGAAGTGGCAAGAGAATAAAATATCTTGCAGATTTCTTCACAATGGATATAGAATCTTCAACTATAAACAAGAGAACAAAAGAGCCTATTGCATTTGCGTATACAATAACTGTATATATAAATGGTAATGCTATTATGTTTAGAACATGGAGAGAATACAGCGATTTCCTCAGCCGGTTGACCGGCTTGTTAGGATTAGATGAATGGCATAGACTTGTATGTTACATACACAATTTACCATATGAGTTTCAATTTATGAGGTCATTCTTCGATATAGAGGAAGTATTCGCTACACAGAAACGTAAAGTAGTAAAATGTTTATCTGGTGGTATAGAATACAGATGTTCATATAAGATGACAAATATGTCATTAGATAAATTAACATCATCTTTACCAAATATTAAGCATGGTAAGTTGGATGGAGAAGAGTTTGATTACACCAAACTTAGATTACCATCAACTAAAATAACACCTAATGAAGCAGATTATATATTCAATGATGTTGCTGGATTATACGAATGTGTAAAATTCAAAATAGAAAGCGATAAATATAATATAGCAACTATACCACTTACATCAACCGGATTTGTGAGAAATAAGCTTAGACGAGCTATGAATGAAAATCCGGAAAATAGACAAAATTTAAAAGCGTGTCAGTTAGACCAGTTAACATACGGGTTGTTGCGTGAAGCACGAAGAGGTGGAAATACGCATTGTTCACCGGTGTGGAGTTGTAAACTAATAGAGGATTTAATATCTATGGATATGTCATCAGCTTATCCGGCAATAATGATACAATGCAAATTTCCCAGTACAAAATTCATACCAATCAAAAAACCACAAGAATTTGAGAGGTATGTTGAGACAAAAGCTTGTATATTGGATGTTACATTTACGAATATATGTGTCAAAACTGTTAGAAGTGTTCCATATATAGCTAAAGCTAAGTGTACGCAGTTGCGTAACATAGATGGTGATAATGGTCGTGTACTATCAGCAGATAAGCTTTCAATGGTAATAACTGATATAGATTATAAGATAATACGAGATACATACGAGTTTGACGATTATGTAGAATGTAGGTATTGTTATATATCCGATTATGACTATTTACCTATGGAGTTACGTCTTCTATTGCGTAAACAGTACGAAGAGAAGACGACTCTAAAGGATAAAGACGAATATCTATATATGAAGAAGAAGAATGAATTTAATGCTAACTTTGGATGTATGTTAACAGATATTTGTCAAGACTCAGTTGAATATTTAAGTGATATAGATGGTGACCCTTTCAAGTCAGTAAAGATAAAGGATTACACAGCTACACTTGAGAAGTATTATCGTAATCCATCATCATTCTTACAGTATCAACATGGTGTGTGGGTAACTGCACATTGTCGTAATAGACTACAAAAGGCTATACAAGGTCTTGGTAGAGATATGGTTTACTGTGATACTGACTCAGCTAAATTCTTTGATTCGCCGGTCAACCGGCTGTTATTTGATAAGCTAAATGATGAAATTAAGCAACAGATAGCAGATTGCGGTATTGATTGTTCGGTAGAGTATAAAGGTAAAACTTATACTTTAGGCTTATGGGAACAGGATGCACATTATAAAGAATTTAAATCTCTAGGTGCTAAGAAATACGCCTATATAGATGATAAAGATAAATTTCATATAACAGTTGCTGGTTTATCTAAATCTAAAGCAAGAGATTACTTAGAGAAGAAAGGTGGCATGAAAGTATTCAAACCTGGTACAAAAGTACCACCTAAACATAGTGGTAGAACAGTAGCACATTATAATGATTGGGCAGAACCTAGATTAATTGAAGTTAAAGGTGAGTTAGTTGAAGTAGGTGCTAATGTAGCAATCATAGACGATACATATACTTTTGGTATTACAGAAGATTATGAATATTTATTAATAGGTATAGGAGAGGCAGAGATATGGTAGAGGTATGTTTTGGTCATGTAGATTTTTCAGTACCTAAAGAATTAATGGGTAATGAAATAGTTGAAGAAGCTATAATTTATGGGGACATAGCTAGTATCTTAATAGCTATTCCGGAAGTTTTAAAAGAACATCCTAGATTGAAAGAATCTATAAAGGGAGATACAGAGTTATTACAAACTCTATTGGAATTAGGGCATATCGTAGCCGGTTAACCGGCTCGATTATAATAATAACATCATAGACGGACAGAAAACTAATGGTAAGTAAAGAAAGGTAAGGTAACAGAAATGGAAAGAATTAGAACAACTGGATTTACAGCAAAGGATTTATTTAATGCATCTGCATCAACACCTCTTAAGGATGTTGTAGGTGTACAGCTTAACGTAACGGACTTGTGTGTAACAGAAAAGAATGATGGCGTAGTGGCAGGATATCTAAAGACAGAGGATGGTACAGTATACGCAACTATTTCTTCATCAGTTATTGCTCAGTTTGAGGGACTCGCTGAGTTATTGCCAGCAACAGTTGTAGCAGTAAATCATAAGAGTAACGGTAACAGAGACTATCTGATGCTTGAATTAGTATAGCCGGTTGACCGGCCGGGAGAGGACACTGAGAGAAAGGTAACAATATGAACGAATTAGCTTTGAAAGAACATAATGTGGAACTTAATGATTTTTACGATATCCGTAGACGTAAGAGCGATATGCCAATTAAAATTATAATCGGCCCTCGTGGATGTGGTAAAACATACAGTGTCCTCGACTATATGCAAGAGCAATCGTCAGAGGATAGCAAGTTTATCTATATGAGAAGAGATGGAACAGAAATTGACAGCTGTTCTACAGAGTATGGCAATCCATACAAGAAACTAAATACTGACAAGGGACTAGATATCTATCCAATACAGATATCTAAATTTAATGGATTTGGTATCGCAAGGGACACAGACCAGGCTGTCATAGGATATGGTGTTGCTTTATCAACATTTGCATCCATGCGTTCTCAAGACTTCTCAGATGTAGATAGGATATTCTTTGAGGAATTTATTCCAGAGAAACATAAACGCAAGATAAAAGGTGAAGGTCAAGCTTTACTTAATGTATATGAAACTATTAACCGTAACCGAGAATTATTCGGAGAACCACCTGTTGAACTTATTATGTGTGCCAACGGTATTGATTTAGCCAACCCTATCCTTACAGAGTTTGGTGCAACTAGTCTTATTGCAAAAATGTTAGCGAATGGACAGCGTAGATTAACAGTGCCAGAGAAGTCGATGTATATAGAACTTATACCACGAACAGCGATTTCAGAGGCAAAACAAAATACAGTTTTGTATAAAGCTGCATCGCAACTATTTTCAGTAGACGCCCTCGAAACTAAGTTCCGTGGTTCTGACCTTGAATTCGTAAGGAAAAATGTTAATTTGCGTTCATATAAAACAGAGTTTGCATGGTCAAACTATGTAGCGTTTAGTAATAAAGAACATATCTTTATTGCATCCTCTAACGTGCCTTGTAAGCTTGAATTAAAAGAACGTGAATTACCACGATTACAAGTAATGTTTGCAGCTAAGTACAGAATAATGCGAGCAATGGGTAAAGTATTCTTTGATGATTATTCCACATTGGTATTGTTTGATGAGGTACTTGGTTATGAAACGGTATAACCGTAGGGGATATGGGGATAGGTCAACCGTCAGAAGCGGATGCCCCTTAGCTGACCACTACAAACCTACGTTTATATAACATGGCCGGTCGACCGGCTCTGAGGACTTGTCCGTTGATGAAGTCGGTCGATGGCTTATGGAGATAAATATGAGATTAATAAAGATTATATATAGAAAATGGATAAAAGGTGAGTGTAGACATATTTGTTTTATATGTAAATACAGAAAGGAATGTATATGGAACGTTTAGTATTAAGGTATAATCTACAGTTCTTCGCAGAAGAGGGAGAGAGTGATGGAAACGGTGATGATGTTGTCGATAATGACGTTGATAGCAATACTGATAATAATGAAGATAGATTAAATACTGAGGCATTTGCAGAGTTAATCTCTGAAAAAGATAAAAAAATCGAGGACTTGGAAGGGGAGATAAGGTTACTGAAGAAAGCTAACGCAGAGTTAACGATTAAGGTATCAGCTGGACAGAAAACGGAAAAGACTTTTGAAGAAAACTTATTAGGTTTAGTCGGTCAACCGGCTAGAAAGGAGTAATATGGATACAACTCAGATTTATAATCTTGTCAACGAAGTTGCCAGAGAAACTATTGGTACAGATGATATTGATGTACTCGATACTAATTCTCTTGTAGCATTAGGTGACAGTATTTTATCATCTAGTTCCAACACAGAAGCTTTTCTTAATACTCTAGTACAGAGAATTGGAAAGACTATTATCAGTTACAGACCATACACTTCTCAGTTATCACTTCTCGATGTAGGTGATATGGAGTTTGGTCAGATTATGCAGAAGATTAAGGTAAAGATGCCTACAGCTATTGAGGATGATACATATAACCTCGTAGATGGAGAGTCTATTGATATGTATAAGGTAACAAAGCCTGAGGCTACTCAGAAGTTATTCGTTAAGAGAACTCCTGTTACTTATACTATCACAACACAGCGTAAACCTCTTAAAGAGGCATTTACATCTGCTGAGGCTATGGGTGCCTTTATAGCTGCCATATTTGGTGAGGTTCGTAATGCTATTGAGCTTACACAGGAGAACCTCGGAAGACTTACAATGGCAAATTATATTGCTAACGCTCAGTCTAGTCAGGTTTATAATCTTGTAACTTTATACAATGCTATGGGACATTCTGTTCCTACAGGTGAAGATGCTTTATATGACGAAGCATTTCTCAGATTTGCAATTGGTAAAATGAAGAACATCTCAACAAAGATGACTACAATGTCAGAACTATATAACGATGGTTCTGAACAAAGACATTCTCCACTTGAGATGCAGAGATTTATGTATCTCGTAGACTTCATGACAGCTTTGGAAACACAGGTTAATTATGCAGCTTTCCATGATGAATATGTAAAGACAGCAACCGGTATTGCTGTACCTTACTGGCAGGCAGCTAAGTCAGCATTTGATATTAAGGTAAAGGATGCTGATGATGAGGAAAAGACAATTGAAAATGTGGTTGCCTTTATCCATGATAGAGATGCCCTCGGTACTTATAGAAAAGAAGAGGAGGCTCTCACAACACCTGTAAATGCAAAGGGCAGATATTACAATACATTCTGGCATTTAGACAATTTGTATTTCAATGATTTGTCTGAGAATGGTGTAATATTTACTCTCAATTAGTCAATGGCCGGTTGACCGGCTCTGACCTACCGGTCGGTTAGCCGGCTATACTAAAGGAGATAAATATGGAAGTTAAACTTTACAAACGATTTCCAAAGAGGATGAACTCAACAGTTAATCCTGACAGTTATATTGGCCCAGCTATAGAGGGTCATATAATGGATTTAAAGCTTAAAGCTAATTTTGGTTATGAAAATCAGAACCAATCAATTAAATGTGATAAACTACATCCATCGTTCTTTATAACAGGAGATAACGATTGGGAGTACCTTAAAGCCTGGGATATGTACTATTTTATTACTAAGGTTGACTATGATATAAATGGAGCACAATATATAGAATGCTTAATTGATGTTTTAGGAACTTGGAGAGATGAAATATTTGCTACCCGGGCTTTTGTTACATACTCTACTAAGATATTTAACAAGTATTTAAAGGACAGTAGAGTAGCACCAACATCTGATATAGAAGTTAATGTATATCGTGATAACGGTATAGATTTACTCTCAGATTCACAGATAGGATACATTCTTACTGTTATGGAAGTAACACAAGGTGATGTTAGTTCTGGTAATATAGTATCCTATTATATTGACCAAATTCAGTTAGACCTAATTGTTGGTAAGATAATAGAAGATGGTAATAATTTCTTTGGTGCTTTAGGATTAACAATCACTGATGCTTTACAAGCAATAAAGGGATTACGTTTATGTCCGTTTCCAAAGAATGTATTACCACATACTGCTGATAGAATAATAAAACTAGGTAAATATGATACCGGAATTGAGGCTACACCTTTAACTAGAGAACCATATGTAGTAAATGATGGAATATCATATCAATTATATGATGACTTCAGAGACTTAGAACCTTATTCTTCGGCTAGAATATTTCTACCATTAGTAGGTGTGGTTAATATACCAATGAACAAATTAGTGGGTGGTGCAAAATCATTAGGATACAGAATGTATGCTAATGTAGAGACAGGTAAAATAACATACCTGTTATTTAGAAGGGGACCTAATCCAGGAAGTACACAATCTGATATAATAGGTACTTATAGTGGAGACTTTTCATTTGAAGTACCATTAGGTGTAAATGTTATAAGTAACCCTATAGGCTCTGCTATTACTGCATTAGGTGGCGGTGCAGCTTTAGCCGCTGAAGCGATTGCTACAGGTGGTGTAGCTGTAGCTGCTGAAGGTGTATTAGCTGGTGCTAGTGTAACAAGTGCTGGCATAGCAGCTGCTAGTTTTATAACAAGTAATGATATCATAGGTACTTTCTCCGGTAATTTTGGATGGGGTGCTTGCTCGTACATAAAGCTTGAAATAACACATCACAAAGTCAATGTAGACCCAGAGACTCTACGACCTCTATATGGTAGAGAATGTAGAGAAGTTCATCTAATAGAAGACCTTTACGATGAAGGTGAAGGTAACTATTGTAGAACAGATGGATTTAGCATTAAATTAGGTGTTATTAATGAAGTACGAGAGATGATAAATTCCGCTATGGACAATGGTGTTTATTTAGAGTAGCCGGTCGACCGGCCGGCAGAATGGAGAGGGTATGTCAAGAAAGAAAACAACCACTTCAAAAGATAGAAGTACGTGGAATGATTTTAAGAAAGCATTTGAAGAGGCTTATGGTACTGAACCTACTAGCGTTCACGGTTTGCCAACGTTACGCACATACTTCTATCGTATGCAACTTGAACGTATCTTAATGTCGATTATTGATGTTGAGTATAACACAGATTTAAATGTGTGGGATGAAGATTACATTCGTGAAGCTATTCTGCTAAACGGTTTAATGGTTGTCACAAAGGATGACAGAGGTACATTACTTCCACTGAAGTGTGGTGGCGAGGGCGTAAACGTATTTAACCGCCCGACCGGTATCATTGTAGCCAACCCAGTAGTAGGTTCGTTCACACGTACCATTGGTGTTGATTGTGAGATTGTATACTTACAGAGTAAGATGGGTGGTAGATACCGTAACTTTAGAAGTACGCTGGATGTTTACTCGCAAAAGCTTGCCAACTGTGATTGTGCAATTGATGTAAACATATTTAACACACGTACACCGTACATATTCCAGGCTCCTAATCAAACAGTAGCTGACTCTTTTAAGGCTATGGTTGACGAGATAGGAGAGGGTAAGGTTGCTGTATTCATTGATGAAGAATTAGGTAAACTTATGCCTAATGCAGCTCAGAGTAATATGTATATCTTAAAGGGTAAAGAACACTTTGTTGCTGATGTAGTGCAGATTGAAAAGCATGAAATCATGAATGAATATCTTACCTCTATTGGTATTAACAATGCTAACACAACTAAACGTGAGCGTGAAGTTGTTGACGAGGTTAATTCTAATAACATTGCTATCCGTGCTAACATTAAGTTGTTCAAAGAAAACGTCGATAGATGTACAGAAAAAGTCAATAAGATGTATCCGGATGCTGGGTTGAAGATTACATTCCCTTACTATGAGGATATGGAAAAGGCTGAAAAGATTCAGACACAGCCGGTTAACCGGCCGCTAGAGGAAGGTGGTGACGATAATGAACCTGATTGATGTTCTTGATTTATATGCTATGGAACACGATAGCGACAATCTGTTTCTAATGTTACAGGACTATACATTAGACGAACGTATTGACAGAGAGTTACTCAATAGGATTATCGTCAAGGAATTAGGTGCTATGAGATGTGCCACCAATACACCGGATGTATTTAAGTTTATGCTAGAGGAGTTTTTTGATAAGTGGAATTATAATATAACAAAGCTTATCAATACAATGTACGTTGAGTACGACCCTCTTAGTAATAAAAACATGACAAGGACAGAAGATAAAGAGGACACAAGAGACGACGATATCGGAAACATAAGAACAGATGACCTTACCACAAAGACAGACAGCACCACTAAACTAAACACAAGTGCCTATGATGTAGATACTTATCAGCCTAGAACTGAGAATATCATTGACGGTAATGTGAAAGATAGTGGTACAGTTACTGATGCTGGTACACTTCACAGATTAGATAAGGGAGATTTGGATATAAAAGAATGGGGTAAAGATGGACAGGACAGTTATCAGAAGCTAATTAAAGAGGAGAGGGAAGTAGCGAGATTTAATATCTTTAACTGGATTATCCAGCAAATGCGTAGGGAGTTATTTCTTTTAATTTACTAGCCGGTTGACCGGCTGGAGAAAGGAGAGATATGAGTTTCACAACAGAAGAGTTTCCTTTCACAAGTGAATATGATAGTGACCTTAGAGCTGTGTTAAAGTACATAAGAGAAGTTAAGAAACTCTTGGGTACTTACGATGAAGTTATTGCAGAACTCAAGGAAGAGTTAGCAAACATTCAAGGGTTATATGATAGGGTAACCGCCCTGGAGAATGCAACAGCAGACTTGGATGTAATCCGTACTAAGGTGGATAACCTTATAACAGGATTGGAACAGCTTAACAACAAGGAAAAGGCTGACATTGAAAATCTTCAGAAACAGATTGATGACATTAAATATAGTGTCCTTAATTTTGAAAGAAGAATACGTGACGTTATTTCATATATTGATTATAACGTAGCTGTCCTTGAGAACACTATCAACAAAGAGGTTGCTTATCTAATTAAGCTAATTGCTGAATTAGATACAAAGCTATCTAAACAGATTGAGTATATTATCTGGCGACTTGACCAGATTGATACATCTGTTATCAACCCTTGGCATACTACTGAGGGTAGAATTTCACAAGACAGAAATGCTAAACATATATACGCTGACTTAGCGGATGGATGTTTAACAGCAGAACAGTATGTTAAGTTAGGCTTAACAGCTGATAGTTACAATGCTTTTGGTATTAACGCTAGACAGTATGCTAAACATGGTAAAGAGCTATTGCATTACTATTGGGTATACTCACCGATACACGGCTGGCGTCAAGATATCAACGTAGTTCTTACAGACCTTGTATGCAACTGCAAGCAGACTATGTCAGCTACTAGGTACGCTGAACTTGGTCTTACCGCTGATGAATACTCAGCTATCGGACTCACCGCTTATAGGTATTATGAATATAATCCCTCACGAGTCGGCGTTTATGTCCAAGATGGCATTTTGCAATCAGACCAGTATTATATACAGGTTATTGATGGAGTGGTTCAATTCACAGGCATAGAGGCCAAGGTAGAAGATGGTATGCTGTATTTTGAATAGCCGGTTAACCGGCGGAAAGGAGTAACGATGGCAGAAGTTACAAAGGTCATGGCATCTGATGGTACAATATTTGATATCAACGATGCTGATGACTATACAAAAGAAGAAATTGATGCTATGATGCTTAATAAAGCTGACGTTGGACTTAGCTACACTAAGTCTGAAGAAGAGGCTTTATTAGACCAGAAAGCTAACACATCTGCTGTTGAAGCAGGTTTAGCTACTAAAGCTGATATCACAAGCGTGTATACTAAGTCAGAGACAGATACACTGTTGGATAGTAAAGCTGATGATGGTGATAGCTATACTAAAGCAGAAGAGGATTCACTGTTAGCGGATAAGGCTGATGTAGGTGTTAGCTACACTAAGACAGAAGCTGATGCATTACTTGCTTATAAGGCTGATGTAGGTGATAGTTATACCAAGGCAGAGGATGACGCTCTGCTGGCGGACAAGGCTGATAGTACAGACGTGTATACTAAGGCTGAGGTAGATGCACTTATAGCCGGAATAGGAGGTAATATGCTAGCACTTGATTTTGCTAATCCTTTATATTCATTTAGTTCAACTAACCTGACTTACACAGCTACTGAGGATTGCTATTTGTTTGGTAATATTTCTACTGCTGGGACTACAGCCACGGATAGTGCCTATACTTTGTCTATTGAAGGAGTAGAGTTGTCACATGCATTTATTCCTGGTACAGTAACAAAGAGTACTTTTGGTGCTTTTATAGGCCCTATTAAACTTGTGGCTGGACAGACAGTAACTATTACTCTTTCGTCTAATGTGTACTGTAACTTGCATGTATTTAAGGAGGTATAATTATGAGCTATAGAATAGGTACACCACATTATAACCTTCCACAGACAGAGGGTTCTGATACTCGTGATTGGTTTGATACCAACGAGGCTTTTGCAGACATTGATGCTGCAATTTACTCAGCCGGTCAAACGGCCGAGGGTGTTCAGACAGACCTAACAGAGGTTAAGAACGATGTACAGGGTCTTAAAGATGCTGACATCGCTATGACAGGCAGAGTTGATGGTATTGAAGGCAGAGTAGCTGCTAACGAGTTGAAGATTGGCAGATTAGAGACAGATGTTACTGATGGTATTCAGGACTTGAAAGACTCTATCTGTGCTATTGAAGAAGCGTCAGCTACTGCTGCTTATGCTCATGCTACAGGTGAGTTCTTCTGGTACAATGATACATTGTACAAGGCTACTACCAATATTGCTATTGGTCAGCAGATTGTGCCAGATACAAACTGCAAGACTACTAACATTACTACTGAGCTACTCAGTCTTCCTGCCTTTATTGAAATTGACGATAGTATTGTTGCTTTCAATAAGGTATGGAGTTCATCAAAGGTTAATAGTGTTGTTTCTACTAAAGCTAATACTAGCGACGTCTACATTAAAGATGAGGTTTATAGTAAGGCTGAGGTAGATGCATTAATTGCTGAAATAGGAGGTGGCGGTATGCCAATACTTGATTATGGAAATCCTTTACATAGTTTCACTACTGGTAATCTATCATACACAG